CAATTGGTTTTGCTTTTCTAGCTTCTAAGGCCATACTAATTGTTAAAATCTGTTGTTGTGTGTTTGGATCTTGTTGCAACATTGGGTTTTGTTGTACTGCCATTTGTAATTGTTGTAGTTGTTGTAACTCTTGCATAAATTCTACTTCTATTTGTTCTTGTGCCATAAATGCAATGTGTTCAAATATATTTTTTTCTAATGCACCAAGCACTGCAGGATTATTTCTAGCTAAACTTGTTGCCATAAAATTTAAGTGAGTTGTAATATGTGATCTATGGTCTTGACCTTTGAATGCTTGGAAAGGTTTACCACTCATTGCTAAAATATTTTCTGAAGCTGGGTCCATTGGCATAGGTTGTTGAGGTGGTGGTAATATCTGATCAATATTTTTTACACCGATTGCTTCGTACATATCTCTGTATGCTTCATACATATTATGTATTTGTGGATTAGACATTGCAAGTTGTAATTCTGTTTGAGCTAAACTTATTCTTTGTGATTGTGAAAATATATTTGGATCTGCAACTGGAATAATATCTATCTTTTCATCAAAATCTTGTTGTTTAATCATTCTTTGTGCACCAACAACATCGTAAGGATATTCTGGTGGTAGATATTGTGCAAAGACATCTGCTAATAAATTAAACTCTTGTTTCATTGCAGCATACATTCGTTTGTGTATTGCTGACATAACTCTTGAACCACGTTCTAATAATGCAATTGTTGTACCAACAGCTGCTTGTTGATTGCCGTCTCCAACCTGCATATCTGCAATTGCTGCAAATCTTTGGCCTGCTGAAACCACAACACCCATTAATTGTAATAATGTTGCTGATGGTTCTTTAAATGGTAAAGGCATAAATGCATCTCTGATGTTACCACCTGGAGCATCTACATCTCTAAACTCACCCGGTTTGATTGCTTCAGCTTCATCTCTTAATCTAATACCTCTTTGTTTAAAACCTGCAGGTAAGTTTGAAAAAGTTCCTGCATCAATCAAAGATCTTAATGTTGCTGTTGCAGTTTTAGATAAACCACCAATCATATGTATTAATCCAAAACCATAAAAACCAAGACCTGGTAAAAATTTAAAGTGTACAAAATAATCTATTTTTTTTCTAAGTGGATCATCTTGTTTGTAGTTTCTTCTAATTGATAAAACTTCTTTACTACCTTGGTCTAGTGTTACAACGTAAGGTAGTTTGATTCCTGTCATCTCTCCAGTTTCCATGTCTTTGTCTTCAAAACCTTCAAGATCTAAATCAGTATGAAATTCTAAAATAGTAAAATCAGTTTCGTCTTTTGTTTTTCTAATTCCTTCTACTTCTAATTCTTTCTTATCAATTTCTGTATCCTGTGTGTAGCCAGGTTGTATTTCTATGTCTCTATAAAAACCAGATACTTGTTTTTTTCTTAAATCGTTTTCTGACATTTTTAATCTATGTACAACTGCTTCTGCATCTTCCAAAGATGTTGCAGTGTATGGAACTATCAAATCGTCTGATGGAATAAATTTGGACACGGCTCTGTCTAGAAGTTCATCGTAATAAACTTTCTTAAAGGCAGAGCCGCTAAGAGGGAGATAAAAAAGCATCTGATCGAACTCGGGTTCATACTCTTTCATCTTATTCATGAGCTGATAGTTCATGAAATTTTTTACTCGTGTGGCTTGGTCTTCTTTTTGTCTATTGACTACACCCAAAATTTGAGTGTGCACTGGACCTTTAGCCGGAAGTAATTCTTTGTAAGCTTGTGCTTGAAATTGTGTAACTGCTTCTCCTAACACTGGGTGTGTTACACCTGAAGCACCATCAAATGGTTGTGTTCTATCTTCGTATTTAAATCCTAAAAGATCTAAACCTTTTACGTAACTATCTTCCCACTCTTTACGAGAAGATTTGTAATTCATATAATTAGTAAAAAGTTCTGAACCTAGTCTACCTAAAATATCATCTGGTAAAATATCTGCTAGGTTATCGAAATGTGTGTCTGTACCTTCTTGATTAATTTTGTTTGGTTCAAAATTTATATCTACTGAACCGTCTTCGTTCTCTTGTATATCTACGCCTTCACCGCCTTGTGATTCTGCTACTTGTTCTTCTGCTAAAGCGACTTCTTCGTCACTAGGCGTTGTTACGCTGTTTTCCACTACGTTTGGTAGTGCTTTGTCTATTGTTGACATTCTTTTTCTCCGAGTTCTTTACCACTATAATCTTTTTTCCAGGCACATTCAACCCTTGTGAGTTAGGCCCTTTTTCTGGGGGTGGTCCCCCTCCTGGAATTAATTTAACCATTAGTCGTCCAATAAATTATAACCTTGTATACCAAGTGAAGCTGCAAGTCCAACTATACCTGCTCTAGAAAGCGCTCTCAATCCTACCTTGCCTAGACCTAAATTAGCTGCTTTTCTAAATAAAGGGTTTAGCCCTCTAGTTAATTTTGGTGTCTGATCTGCAAATGCAGGGTATAAATAATTTAATGGATCTGTTGCTATATCCACTGGTGAATCTCCTTCTGCTATCTGACTCGTAATATCCATAGCTGCTAATGGAGCGAGTAATCCTGGTGATGCTGCAACACCCAGCCCTCTTGCTAAAACTCTTCCTGTAGTTCTAGTTAAACCTTTTTGTTCAACACCCAATGCTCTTGATCTACTAGCTTTAATTGTAGTTGGTGCTGAAACTGCTGTTGCTCCTGCAACTGTTGCACCTACTGCTGGTAGTTGATAATCCAAAATATCCGGTCTTTCAAAATCTGGTGCAACCGGATCTAGTGCCATAGATACTAACAAACTTTTTTGTTGATCTTCATCTGATAAATAAGTTGTTGGATCGTTGTTGTTAAATTCTTTTACAATCGCAGCTCCAACTGTTCCTGCAACACCTGCAATACCAAACATTCTTACACCTGGTGATTTTAAAAAACTTATTGCTGCGTTTTTAACTTTTGTAACTGCAGTGCTTGAATCTTCAAGATTAGCAATTTTTCTTGCAGCTCCCTCTGGATCTTGTCTAATTATAGTTTCACAAGTATCAACATTACCACCAATTGCTTTTCCAATTAAAATTCTACACGCACCTTTTGTACCTTTAACGTTTTTTATAAAATTATTTAAATAATTTTCTGCAGCTTGCATAGTTGCTTTTTGAGTTGTTGTTTTAGTTCCAAAGTAACCATCATCTAATTTCATTCTAATTGGACCAACATCTCTGTTAATTCTTTCTATTTCTAATTTAGCGTCACCTAAAGAAATTGTACCTGCAGTTATCTTTTGAGATACTTTATCAAGTTCTCTATTTGCATATCTAAATACAGGTTCCATCTTCCACGGATTGTTTCCAATACCATCGGGGTGATGCACTTCTGTTATATTAAATCCTCTTGCCTTTGTATTTACATATTTATTGTATTCAGCTTCTGTAGGAACTATATCAGCCTTAAACTTACCCGGCTCTGCTGCAAATAACTCTGCTCTTAGTAAATTAACTTTAGTATTATTTTTAATTGTTTCACCAGTAGAAAGTCTCTTACTTCCAGTTTTAATTTGTGTATCATAAGGTTCTGTAAATTTATTAAAAGACCCCTCACCAAAAACATCATCAACCTGTCCCTTAAAATTATTCCATGTAAACTCGGGTTGTCCTGGTAAAGCAGTGTCAACAAACTTAACTCTTTTCCAAGCAGGCACCCCTGCTTTGTTTGTCATTTTCCAATCTACTTTTCCTTGTTTGTTAATAGGTAGATTACCGTCCGCAAATTCTCCAACTATTTTTATTCTGTCTCCTCTATATGATGATCGATATAAACCAGCCCAAAGTTTTTTTTCACTATTGTTACCAAATGGAAAACCACCTATCTTTGCAGATTCTTTTTCCATACTTCTAATTGCATTTGCAAATTTTCTATAAACATTTTTACCATCAGGCCCTACTTTATTAGGATCAGGATTTGCTCTTAGCCATGCCTCACCGTTTTGAAAATTTTTAATTGTTTCTATGTTGTCGGCCATAGAAAATTTTAAATTACCTAATGTTTTTGCTCCAATAGATTTAAGGCTAACTCCTTTACCACCTGTCGTTAATGAATTAATTTTTTCTATTTGTTCTTGTGTTAATAATTTTTTTACGTTTAATTGATCAAAAACTGCATTAGCTGTGGGCATACCTTTTACAGATCCAAGATCACTTCGATTTAAAAGATAGTTTCTTATCTGATAACTAAATGCATTATTTTTACCAAAAATTTTTTGCCAATTTTCTGGTGTAGGGTTTTTCAACCATTTTTGTAAATTTTTAAAACCTTTTTCTACACTTTTTTTATTTTGTTTTTTACCAACACCTGGACCAAAATCAAAATCATCAGGTAAACTTACTATGTTATCAAAAATTTTATATTGAAGTGCCATTACACCTCCAGGATGCCGGCAAGACCACCATTTCTAAATCCAAGTCCTACGTCTAGGCCGAGTTGTTTTTGTATGTCCATGATCTCATCTGGAAATGCATCTGGGTTTTTTAATACTTTGTGTAGTTGTTGGAAGTACGCTGTCTTTTCTTTACCGACTAAACTTTTGTCAGATCCTAAACTTGCAAATAATCTTGATATGTCTTTACCTTCAATACCGTATTTACGTAGAGCTTGATAACCCATCTTACCACCACGAACTAACATACCGGCCATGTATGGCACACGTCCACCATCTGCAAATTCAAAATCATCTATGTCAACAGTCTCAGGATCAAATCTTCTGTCAGTAATCGTTCTACCTTTTGCATCTTTAACACTGACTAATCTTTCAGCAAATAATTGTATATCGTTTGGTCCGTCAAGTCTTGCAACTGCTGATGCAACTTTTGGGCCAAAGTATTTTTGTACTAGTAGTAATGGATCACCCATACCACCGCCACCACCTTCGGTCATAAATTTAAAATCATCTACCTCCATGATATCAGACAAAGTTGTGTTACCTGGCTCATCAGATAAATCTTTTATTCTATTTAAAAAATCTCTAGCGTTTGCTCTAACAACTGGTTTAGCTGCATCTGCAACACCAGCATTTAAATAAATTTTATCTACTAAATCATTTACGATTAGATTATTGTTTTTTACATTTTTAATTAATTCTAAACCTTCACC